GACATCGACTCGAACGCGCCTTTCAATTCATCCGGTGACGCAGGGATGCCGTCGAGCGTGAAACCGGTGTCGGGGTGGAAGGCCATGCGGTCGGGTTTGCCGCCGTGGCGCAGCGCACGCTTTAAAGCCTCGGCCGATTCGGAGCGCCAGATTTCCGGCCCTTCGGCGAACTCCTCGTGTGCGCGTGACTGCCCCGGCAGGTTCGGCAAGTCGCCGCTCGCGGTGCCGCGCAACCCGCGCGGATTGATGCCGGTGCGCGCGTAGTTGCTGTTGGCGTTCGACAGGATGCGCAGCGCGTTGATGTCGGTGAGCGAGCCGCCGCCGATTTTCTCGCCTGCGTGCGACGCGTGATTGAGGAGCGTTTGGTACAGCAACGAGCCGTACTTGCCGGAATTGGCGCCGGCATACACCGATGCCTCACCGCCGCTGCCGTAGTCGCTGACATCAATTTCGCCGCCGCCGGGCGCGCGCATTTCGATCTTCTCCGGCCCCGAGTCGTAGTTGTCGTAGTCGGGCTCCTCGTACTTGATGTCGCCGCGCTCGTCACGCATCGGCCGGCCGTGCCGGCGCGTTTTCTTGAAGTCGTATTTGATGCTGCCACCGTAGCGCCCGCCTTCGCGCACCGGCTCGCCACCAGTGGCCTCGTACTTTTCCTTGATCGGCAGACCTTCCTCGTCGAGCCCGACTTTCACTTTTTTCGGATCACCGTGCTCGTCGTACACCGGCACGTCACCCGCTTCGTGCGTGCGCTTTTTCATCACATAATCGCCGTACTCATCGCGGAACGGCTCGCCGCGGCCGTGACGCTTCGGCTCGGGCTCGGGGATGCTCTCATCACCGCCGGTGTAGTTGATGTCGATGTCGGCCTTCGCGCGCCGGCCGAACACGGCGGCGTAGTCATCGAGTGATGCGTTGCGCCCGACTTCACCGGTGCGCCGCGGATCGACGCCGTACTGGAACATTTCCGGGTTATCGCGGCCGCCTTCATAGAAGGCGAGCACTGCATCGCGGTTCATCGCCGGATCACCCTCGCGCAGTATCCGCGTCTTCACGCCGAGCCGGCGTGCGCGTTGCTGTGCGCCTTGCGCCGGCGTCAGCGGTTCGAGGCCGGGGATCAGTGTTTGATGTTCCCAACCGGGATCGACGTTCGGCAGCAAGCTCTTTTGCTGCCGCAAAATATCCTGCCGTGTGACTGACCCCTCGGGCTGCCGCACCGGCGGCTCGGGTATCCAATCTTCACCGCGGAAGACGCCGCGGCCGCGGCCAATTTCCGTGCGCGCGCTGTGCAGCGCTTGATCGAAGCTCGCGCCGCCGCGGATCGCATCACGCACGACACCAAGCACGCGCCCGCGCAAACCGATGTCGTCGTCGCCTTTCGGCACGTCGCGCATCGCGCGCTCGGCAACGCTGATCGCGTCGGGTTGCCCGCGCACCGCGGCCGTGCTGAACGCTTCGGGCGCTTCACCGCCAGCGAGCGCGCTGCGCACGGCGGCGTGCGCTTCGTCGAAGTTGGCGCCGCTGCCGAGCGCGCGGCGCGCAGCGAACAACCCCGCTTCAAAGTCGCTCGGGCTGTAGCCGGGCGGCATCGCGCTCATGGCGACCGCGGCCGGATCGAGCGCGGCACCGGTTGCACCGCGCTCGCGGTTGCGCTGCTCGCGGTGCAGTCGTAGCGCCTTCTGCGCTTCGGCAAGCGCCGTGCCGTTGGCCGGGCTGCCGTCGGCGCTGTACGCGCGCTGCGCGTCGCCCACCGCCTGCAACCGATCCCGCAACTGCGACGCGCCAGAAGCCGCTACAGGCGCCGCAGCGGCCTCGGTGGCCTCTACCCCCCGTAGCGCCGTCGTGCCCGCCTTAGCGGCCTTGCCAGCGGCCCCCACGGCGCCCTTGAGCCCCTTCGGGCCGGGCAGCACGGCGGGAATCGACGCGACGGCGGCGCCGAGTGCCGGCGACACGGCGCCGGCCGGATCGGCCAGATGCTCGCGTGCGAACTCGTTGATCGGCTCGATGACATCGCTGACGTGCTTGAGCCCGGCCTGCGCGCCTTCGCTGCGCGGTGCATACGTGTACTTTTCCTGCGTGTCTTCGATGTCGCCGACGGCCCCGGCGAGCCCGCCACCGGTGGCGAGCGTGGCGAGCCCGCGGAGCCCGGCCAGCGGTTGCGCGACGGCGCCGGTGGCGAGCGTCGCCACCATTTCCGGTGTCTCGCGCAGGATGTCGGTGAGCCCTTGCTTGCGTAGCCCCCGCACCCGCGTCAGCGCTTCGCCCGGTTCGTCGGCGAGCGGATCAGTTGGGCCGGACAAGTTGCGGAGAAAATCCGCTAGGGTCGGCATGGCTGTTTCCCGGTTGTTGCTTGGTGAGCTTGCGCACGAGCGCCTGCATCCGCGCGAGTTCGTTCATCGCGCTGTTGCGTTGCTCGCTCAACACGTCGATCACGTCCTGCGCATCAATTTCGTACTGTTGTTCCATCGCTCTTTAAAGCGCGCGGCTTGTCGAGGGCCGCGCGCTCGTTCCTGTCTGAGTTTTTGTAGGCGGTTGCTACTTACTTCGGTTGTGCCCCTTCGGGCAACGTGTTATCGACCTGATCGCGCACGAACATGTAGGCCCACCCGAGCCCGAGAATGAACAGCCATTTGCCGCCGGGCGGCCAGTCTTCCGGGGGCTCGCTCGGCTTGTTGCCGGCCGACGGCGGCAGCCCTTGCGAGGGATAGCCGCCGCCGGGAAGCCCCTGCGATGGATACGCGGGCCACCCCGGCAAACCGTGCGACGGATACCCACCGCCGTAGATTGGCCCCTGCGATGGATGACCGGGCGAGCCCGGCAAACCTTGCGACGGATGGCCGGGTGCGCCGGGCAGGCCGTGCGACGGATACCCACCGCCGTAGATTGGCCCTTGTGACGGGTACGCGGGATTGCCGGGCAGCGGGTAGCCGGGCGTGAGTCCGGGGTCGTGCTCGCCGAGCGGCACGATCAGTGCAACGAAAGCGTTTCCCATACGAATGCTCCTGTCGAAATTAAGGTGTAGGTACTGGCGCGCCTTCAAGGTTCTTTACGCGCGCCGAGAGTTCTTGCACCGCTTTAATCAGCGGCGCAACGAACTCACCGTAATTTAAACCGAGTTCGCTCTCCGGGTCAGCTAAATCGGTCTGCACGAAGCCGCCGAAGTCAACGACACCGGATGCAGCCACCGCCTGCCGCACTTCCTGCGCGATCAGTCCGTAGTGCGTGCGCTTGCCTTCGGTGGGGGTGAGCGCATCCTTGTAGAGCGTGCGTGTCGTCGCCGGAACTTCGCTGCCGTCGATCAATTGGTACGCCGGCACAACTTCCTCACCATCGGGGATGCGCGTCAGCACGTTGCCGCCGTTGATCCATTGATAGCTCACCGGGCGCAAGTCTTCGATGAACGCGAGCCCGAGCGGCGAATCCTGCACGTTCTTTTTCAACCGCGCATCCGACGTTTGAATGGTGCCGGTGACGGCCCATACCGCTGTCCAGCGGTGCCCGGTGGCGCCCATTGGTGCGGTGTTGTCGGCCACCGGCCACACGGTGAGCGCGCCGAGTGCGAGCGTGCCCCACGCGCTGCCGTTGTCGGCCATCGCGCCAAACGTCACGACGCTTTGATTGGCGGAAATCACGCCGTGCTGATTCGCCGCAACTTTGGCGTCGAGCATCGTGCCCGCAATCACCGTGCCGGTGGCGCCTACACCGGCACCGATGGCGCCGTCGGTGGAAATCGGGTGGCCGATAAATTCGTAGCGCGCACCGTCTTGAAAAATGTAGCGCGCAGCGTTGGTGCCGAAAAACAGCACGCCCGCACCCACACCGCGCGACACGTACACGTCACCGCCGAAAATCGCGCCGGTCGTGTAAAGGTTTTTCGCGCCGGCATCGAGCGAAGCACCGGCGCCGGCAATCGCCCACGAATTGCCTTCGTGCAGCAACTTGTAGCTGACGGCTCCCATCGACCAACCGCCGACTTTCCATGTGTTATCGGTGTCGATGCCGAGATACGCGCCGAAAGTGCCGAGACGATTGAAACCGATGAAGGCAGCATCGGCGCTCGACGCGCCCGATACGCGCAGCCGATCCGCGCCAGCGGCCGCCGCAACCGTGCCGGTCGAGCCAACGACGTTGACGACGTTGGGGCCGCTAGTGCTAAGACCGCCGGCCAGTTGCACCGCCGCGTTGAATATCACCGTGCCGCTAAAAACGGCGGGGCCGCCGATGGTGAATTGGCCGTTGCCGAGCGCCGTTGCTACGCCGTTCGGCGTAGCGATGCGCAGCGACGACAAATCGAGCACCAACGCGCTCGCCACGGCGAGCCCCCAATGATCCACGTCGATGCGATAGATGCCGTTATCGGGGTCTTGCGTGAACGCCATGCCCGGCGCGCTCACCGTGCCGTCGGCGATCTTGAACGGCGCCAACATGCCGCCGCGGCCGTTGCGGTCGAGGCTGTTGGTGAGTTCGGTAGCGATGTCGGCGTCGGTCGAGTTCTCGAACGTCGCTGCAATGGTCGTACCGGTGACGACCGGCGGCAACGGTAGTGAGTAGGCGCCTGCGGCGTTGCGGGGCATTGTTAGACTCCTGCGATGGATGCGTTCATGCTCGGTGTAATGCGTTCGCTTACGCTGCTCGTGCTCATGTGCGCCGCGCGGCTCATTGTGCTGACGTGGCGCCGATGGCAGTACCGGCGAGGCTTCGCGCGGACGCTTCCAACAGCAAGCGCTGCGCGTCGGATAGCGGCTTGCCTGACGCCGCCGCGTGGCGGATCGCCGCAGCGGCCGCAGTCGGGTTTTGCAACAGGCGCGAAAGCTCGGTGCGCGCCGCGAGATTGCTGCCGCGCGTCAGGTGCTCGACGACGGCCGAAATAACCGGGATGTTGGAGCGGGATACCAACTGCGATAGCGCCGCATCGACATCAGTTGAAGTCTGCGAGCCGCCGCCCTGCGTGCCGACAAGTTTACGAACGCGTGCCGGCTCCTGTGCGCGTACATATTGATCCTCGACAGCCTGTAAGGTGCGCGTCGCCTTCGGGCTGAAATCGGTGCGGCGCGGATCGAAACTGGATTGCCCGGCGTTCTGTGCTGCGCGCAGGCGGTTCAACGTCACTTCGGGCGCGCCGCCAATCTCGGGGATGCCGGGCTCGCTGAACACCGCGCGCGCGTCGCGTGCCGCGCGGCTCGCGTTGACCGGCCGGCTCTTGTCCTGATAGCGGTCGAGATAGCCTTGCCACTTGCCGCCGCTCGCCGTGTTTAAAGCCTCGTCGATGCCGTCGATCAGGCGCAGCGTTTCGCGGTTCGCGCCCTTCGTCGCCGCTGACAGTTCGTCACCGATGATATGCGGGCCGTGCAGCTTGTCAGCCAACACCTTACGCACTTCGTACAGCCGCTCGGGCGTCATCGCAACCTGCGACTCGGGGCCGAATTGCTTGCGCACGAAATCGGCCACGCGCTGCACCGCCGGGTTGACGCCGGTGGGGCCGCTGGCAACCGCTTCCGCGGCTTGCAGCGCAGGGAAGTGGAACCACGGATCGGCCCCGGCTTCACCGAGCGCGCGCTCGCGCAGCGGCTCGGTCACGCGGTCGCGCGAGGCTGCACGCGTGTCGAGCGCGCCCGCTTCGCGGGTTGCATCCTCGATGGCGCCGAAGCGGCGCGCGTTCTGCTCGCGTACCAAGTCATCCCAAGTGTCGGCGGTTTCGCCGGCCCGGCGTGATGCTGACTCCATGCGCGCGGCGTTCGGGCTGCCGGTGGCTTCCGACAGCGTTTCGGGAATCTCGCGCACCGAGCGCGGTTGAAAGCGGCGTTGCTGCTCGCGCCGATCTACCGCGCTCGCAACGTCGTCGGCTTCGCCGCCGAGCGCCTGCCGCAGTACACGGCCGGCACGCTCGGTGCCGCCGGCACGCGAGACGGTGCCCCACAGCGCTTTGCCGGCTTTCACTGCGGCGCCGGCCGCCGGCAACACCAAACCGCCGGCCGCACCGGCCGCGGTGTTGACGGCGCGCGATTCGTCACTGAGCGTCGGTTCGAGCGCACCGGCAACCGCACCCCCGGCGCCACCGACACCGGATGCGCGCGCCCATGCGAGCGCCGCTTCACTGGCGCGCGGCAGCGCCTTGCTGGCGAGCTTGGCGGCGGCGTTGCCGGCAGCGCCTACACCGGGGATTGCCAGCGTCGGCGCGACTTCGCCGGCCACTTGCAGCGCGCTGCCATACGAGGGCATCCAATCGGCGCCGACGCCTAGCTCGGTGGCCTTCGCAAGTGCAGTGTCGCGCGTGCGTTTCTCGCGGATGTCCGCGTCGCTCGGGCTCTTGAAGCCGGGCGTGATTTGCTTCAACCCCTGCCATGCCGCATCGTAGCCGGCGCCGAGATTGGCGAGCCCGCGCTCGACCGGGCCGCTGTCTTCCGCGGCGCGCTTTAAAGACGCGGCTTTCTCGGCTTGAAAAATGTCCTGCATGATCGAAGCCGCAGCCTCGTCATCGCCGGCCAGCTTGGCGTTGTGAAACGCGCGTTGGTGTTCCTCAAGTGTAGGCATTGTCTACTGCCCGTAGTAGCTGCGTTTGCGCGCGTTCACGTCGCCGCCGGCGCCGGGCGCTGCACCGGGTGCGCCGGGCTCGGGCGGAACCCATACCCCGACGACGTTGCGCGCGTCGAGGCCGCGCCGGCCCGAGCGATCAACGTAGCTTTGTGAAATGGTATGGATGCGCGACGTTGAAGCCTTTTCATACAACGCCGCCATATCCCGAATCTCTTGAATGATGCGTGGCGGCAGGATGTCGCCGGTGGCGATCTTCGATAGGTAAACCTGCGCCCGGTCGATCATGCCCATCGCGCGCGCCGTGCGGTCGAACTCGCCTTCGCGCACCACGCTGCCCGGATCGAGAAACTTGTTCAGCAACACGATGGCGCTTTGCTGCTCGATGGGATTCAAACGGCGTTCCGTCGGCAGTGCGGCAACCTTGCGCGTGGCGTCGAGTTCGGTGCGCAAATCCTTCGTTTCGGCGCGGAAGTCGTCGCCCATCCGATCTTCGATCTGCGCCTTGTCCTTGACGCTCATCGTGCCGTTCTTGGCATCGAGCGCGTCGCGGCGTAGCTCGATCATCGCGCGGGCGTTGGCGGCGCGATCCGCGTTGGCCTCGCGCTGCATTTCCAGTTGCATTTTGCGAAACTCCTGCAACTGCTCGCGCTGCAACTGATCGGCGCGTAGCCGCTCCTCGGTACTGACGGCGGTGAGCTTTTGCTTTTCGAGCGCCGCGATGGATTCGCGCAACGACTCCATTTGCTTCTGCCGTTTAAAGCCGGGGTCGAGCCGCACCGCGCCGGAAACATCGACTTCGCCGCCTTCGATCTTCTGCGGCTGCATCAGGTGCGCGCTTTGCGCAGCGAAGTCTTTTTGCAGCGGTTGCAAGTCGCGCGGCCCCATGCCGGCGGCGAGCGCTGCCCCCATCATGCCGACGCCTTGCGCGCCACGTTGGCGCGCTTGCTGCGCGAGCGCGCCGTAGTCGGGATCGCGGCTCACGTCCTGTAGCTGTTTCTGATACTCGTTGATCTGCGTGTCGTAGCCGGCCGCGAGCCCGCCGAGCGTTGGCGAGCGCGCGGCCGCGGTCTGCGGCAACACACGTGATTGCTCGACCGGGCTCGCCGGCACGCTCGCCGCGGCGTCACGTGCGCGCGGCAGCACGCTCGTATCGCCGGCCTCGAAACTGGTGCCGTTGTACGGTTTCTTTTGCCGCCGCACCGCGAACGCCAACGGCAACGACGGCGGCAAACCGTCGTCGAGCGCTTCGTCATCCGGGCCGAACAAGCCGAGCGTGGACACGTGTTTACTCCCCGAGCCCGCGCGATGCAGTCATATCCTCGCGCAGCCGCTTCATGCGTTCCTCGAACATTTGCTGTTGCTTGTCCGCGGTGCGATCCGCCATGCGCTGCCCGCCCATTTGTTTCAGCGCGGCGCCGGCAAACTCCAACGGATTGGCCGCGCTCTGCACGCGCGAATTGCCGCGCATATCCGGCGTGGCCGTGTTGCGCAGTTCATCGGCCATCTTCATTTGCCGGTCGAGCCCGCGCTCCTGCCCGCCGTAGCCGGCCTGCCCGAGCGTCATGTTCAGCATATCGGTCTGCGGGTTCGACGGCGGCGTGACACCGGGGGCCGGGCCAGCGGAAGGCGCAGGCGGGGCCGCAGGCGGCAGCGGCGGGCCGCCGGGTGGGGTGACACCGGGGCCGCCCATTGGCGCGCCTGTAGGCCCCATTCCGGGCATCGTTGGCGGTGCGCCAGCGGAAAGCGCAGGCGGTGCGCCGGGGATGCCGGGGCCGCCGAGTGAACCAAGCCCGCCGGGCGGTGGCGTGAGCCCAAGTTGCTTTAGCAGCGCCATCAGGGTTTGCGGATCAAGCTGGCCGCCGCCGGGTGCCATCGGAGTCATTTCATGCCCCTTGTGTTTCGGCGCGCACGATAGCGTGCCAACGCCGCAAAACGCCTTCAACATGGATACGCTGCGACAGCGGCAGCCGTTCTACGCGCTCGCGGTTGTCATCGCGGTACGCGGTGCAACTCCAACAGTCGCGGCTCGTCTTCTCCCCCTCGGCGTAGTAGGCGGGGATGAACTCGGGCGCTTTATAGTCCATGTACCGAAACACCCGCTCGCGCGACCAATCGTGCAGCGGGAACAGATATTTGATGCCGTGCTCGTCAACGTGGCCGTGCTCGATGCGCGCGCGGCGCTTCTCGTCATCACGCTGGCCGCGGTACACCACTTTCGCGCCGCACGCGAGCACTGCGCGCTCCAACGGTGCGAAGCGCGCACGTGTGCAGCAATCGAGATACGACTGAAACACAATCGGCTGCGGCCCGAAGATGCGCTCGCCGAAACGCGTGTGGCTCACCGGCACGACATCGACCGGATGGCCGTGCTCGCGGATCACGTCGGGCTGATCGCCGCGCACGACCATGAAATGCGGCACCAACTGGCGCACGCGTTCCATCAACGTCTGCACGTCTTCGTAGCTCGCGCCGGGGTCGCACCACATGACGATGGAATCGCGCCACACCGGCCGCGTGAAAAACAACAGCGCCATGCTGTCGATGCCGCCCGAAATTTGAATGACGTTGCGCATCTACATCATCATCGCGCCCGAGCCGAGTCCCATCAGCCCCGACATCATTCCCTGCATCCCTTGCTGTTGCGTGTTGAAGGCATCCAGTTGCGATTGCCCGGTCAGGCCGGCCGCGCGCAACAGGTCGGGTGTGTCGGCGCGCTGTGCCGAATTGAACCCCGGCATGTTCGGCGCCTGCACCTGTTGCCCGGTCAGCAACGCGTTCATTTCGTTCAAGCTCATGTTGCGGCGCTGCGCTTCCTCGGCGATAGCTTGTTGCCGCAACTGATTCTGATATTGCGACGCGTTCATCATCTGCGTGAAGTTTTGCGCGTTCGCACCAAGCTGTTGTGCGTACTCCTGTTGCATCCCCTGATTGGCGAACTGCCCCGCGGCCAGCGATTGCTGAAACGCCGCTTGCTTGGCCGCGTTCTGCGCTTGCTGCGCGGCGATGTTCTGCGCGAAGCCTTGTTGCCCGGCGCCGAGCCCGAATTGCCCCACCGCCTGATATTGCTGAAACAGTTGTTGCAGCGCTTGGTTTTGCGCGGCCTGCGAATCCTTCGATTGGCCGAACGCCTGTTGTTGCTGACCCATCAGCATGTTCTGCAACGATTGCTGTTCCTGCCCGCCTTGCTGCAACGCGTTGAAACGCTCGCGCGCTTGCTGATCGCTCATGCGCTGCATTTCCTGATTGAACGCTTCGCTGCCCGGCGTGAGTCCCTGATTGGCAAGCTGCGTGCGCAACTGATCCGTCTGCCGATCATGCTCGGGCTGCATCCGGTTGAACAGCGAGTCCTCGATGCGGTGCCGCTCGTCAACGAAATTCGCCTGATTGGTCGTCTGCGTTGTAGTTGGTAGCTTACTGATGTCCTGCCCGGTCGCGCTGATGCGCTCGTTACCGTAGCTCGTCTTCTGCGGCGCCGACGTGTCGAACTGTTGCTGTTGCACGCCGGTCTGCGCGCCAATCGTGCCGCTGCCGAAAATGTTGGGGTTGATCGCGCGGCCCATCGGGGTCTGCGCGTTGATGGCGTTCCAGTTGAAGGGCTGATTGCCCATATCCTGTTGCACGCGGCCCATGAACGAGCCGGCCATGTTGGAGCGCTGTTGCTGTAACGCTAGTTGCTGATCGAGCGCGCCTTGCAACTTCGGATCGAGCGCTTGCGTTTGCGTCCATTGCGTTACCGGCAAGCCGGTGCCGGGGTCAATCGTCTGTTGCGTGCCCCAACTGGTCGAGCCCCACGGCGTGTTCTGATTTGGGCGATTCGCCCAATTCTGTTGCGCGGTCAAATCCTTGCTGGCCGCGGCCTGCTCGCGTGCGGCCGATTCATAATTGGGCGCCGGTGGCGCTGACTTGCTGCCCATGTGCTGCCCCTTTAGTGCGCGAAGCGCCGATCCAGCTTGTCGAGCCAGATGCACTCATTGCGCGCTAACTGCAAAATAATCAGATCATCGCCGTCGCCCCATCCGTTTGCGACGCGATGCACTTCGCGGAAACCCAAGCGCTGATCGAACTTTAAAGCACGCTCGTTGCTCGCCGCTACCGGCGCAAGCACCGCCTGCATGTTCAACTGCCGAAACGGGTAATCGAAGCAACGCCAGATCAGCCGGCGGCTCACCCAATTACCTTCGCCGGCCGTGTGCATGGTGCAGACGCGGCCCCAAAACCCGTTGAAGGCAACGACTCCAAGCAAGGAATCGGTGACGGGCGACACCGTGCCGAACGCTTGAAAATCGCCGCTCGGCGGCAGATGCACGTTGTGCTCGTGCAAAAACGTCAGCATCGTCATCTTCTCAGCCGGCGTCAGCGCGGTGACGACGTACCCCACGTCACGGCCCCTCGGGCACGACCGGCGGCGGCGCGAAGTCAGGCGAGCCGAAACGCCCGCTGCCGATCAAGCCGCTGTTGCCGCTGTTCGTGCCGCTGTACGGCCCGGTGAACGTACCGGTGCCACCGATCACCGCGTCGCCGCCAACGGTAATCGACGGCACCGGCGGCCGCAGATTGGCGAAGCTGGCGAAGCCGGCCATGCCGATGCGCGTCGTCGAAGCGAAGCCGGCATCCGCGATGCGCGCATTGGAAGCGAAGCCAGCGGTGGCGGTGAGCCCGAGCGCGTTGTAGCTGGCGATGCTCGTGTCGCGCTGCGCGTCGGTCGCGTGTACGTTGCTGCGATACCCGAAATAGCCTTGCGCAACACTCATCACCGGGCCGGCGAACAGCGCCGCCCACTTGTAGGCTTTATCTTGCTGACTCTCGGGCGCCGCTGGCAGCGCGACGTTGACCGTCTTGCTGTCGCCGCCACCCTTGCCGAGCGCGAGCGCGAGGATCGCCATGTTGCGCGTTGCCGAATCGCCGTTCTGCGCAATGGCGCTCATCGCGTCGTAGCGCGCAGCGTCGGCGTTGGCCTTCGCCAGTTCCACCGCTTGCTGCGCGCGCACCGTGTCGGCATACGCCTGCACTTGCAGCGCGTAGTTGGGGTCGAGATACGTCGCGCAGCCGGTCAGCAACGCAACCGCGATCAGAAGCAACTTGTTCATAGCACCCCCCGGCCAATTTCAGCTAACAGCTTCCACGTGGTAAAGATCGTTCCGGGCGAATCGCCGGTGAACGACATCCGCAGCGAGCAATGCGTGCCGAGCCCTTCGGCGCCCACCCACGAATTGAAAAAATTGCCGGCGCCACCCCATACCGCTTCGTCCCATTTCGCCGAGTCCCATTGCGCGAGCACTGCGGGGCGATACGACGGCGAGCCGGCTACCGGCTGAAAGCTCCAATCGGTATTGATCTGCGCTTTAACGCTCGGCGCCGACGGTGCAATGAACATCGGCATCGCCATCAGCGGCCGCTTGGTGTGAAAGTCGTCGTCGTTCATTGCCACGAACGACGTTTGCACCTGCGCCGTGACCGGCGTGCCCGGCGTGCCGTCCGACAGCGAGTCATCGGTGCTGCCAAAAAACATCTGCATTACCTTGCCGTCTTTGGTGCCGAAGTACAGTTCGCCGTCGTGCGCTTCCAGCGTCACTATCGGCAGGCTGTCAAACTCGCTCCACCCACCTGAGAGCGTGCCGTACACGTACTGCAACGCGTCGCGCAAAGTGTTGTGCGGCGTGAGCACGATGGCGCACTGCTCGCCCGCGAAATGCACCATCTGCCAAAACGGTGATTGGTAAGTCGCGCGAATATCCTGCGCGATATGCTCCATGTAGCGCATCCAATCATCGGTGCCGCCCAATTCACCGGCCGGCACGTTGAGCCCGCGCGCCGAAGTCAATTGGCTCATGCGCTCGATGCCGTTGGCGTTGATGATGGCAAGGTCGCCGCCATACTTCGACATGAAGCGCCTGCCTACAGGCACGCGGCCAACTGACCAACGACCGGCGACACGGAACGACGAAGCGCTGCTCGGATCGGTACCCTCGTACACGAGCACGTCGCCGCCGCGGCCCACTACCACGAGCTTATCGTCGATGCCGTCGCCGGCATCGAGTGTCCACGAAGCCATCGCGGCAACGTCGCCACCGAACACCAACAGCGGGCCGAAGTCGAAGGAACTGGCCGCACCCTGCACCGAGAGTGTCGGCAGATACCACGCGATATTCGAGTTACGTGCAAGGAACCACAGCCGATTTTTCCAGACCATCACAAAATCGAACTGCGCCACCGTGCCGGCCGGCGTACCGGTAATCGCTGCGGTGCGATCAATCCAGCCGCCTACCGCGTCGAACGTCCAGACCCCGCCGCCGGCAGCACAGATCACCAGAAAATTCGCGCCGCCCGCGCTAAAGTTCGTCCAACTGAACATGCCCGGAACAACCTGCCCCGGTATCGCCTGCGCCACCGGCGGCACGTAAGACGTTGCCTGCAACGACGTGGCGTCGTACACGTTGCCGTCGTTGGCGCCCACCCACAAGCGCGGCAGCGTGCTGCCACCGCCACCGGCGCGCGGCGGCAGGTACGACATCACGGAGAGCACTTCACCGGGGATGTTCGACAGCCAGCGGCGATACCCCCGGCGAAGCTCGACGCCGTAGCGGCGGCAAAGCACGTTGCGCAAAACGAGCGCGGTGTTGGGGTCTTGGTTGTTCAGCGAGTAGCGCACCGTCAAACCCTTGAGCGGTGCCGGAAACATGCCGCCCTGATAACGCTGCGGCTGCGGCCGAAATGCCGTTGAAGGCATCGCCTACCCCCAAACGCCGGTGCCGGTCGCACCCGTTGCGCCCGTTGCACCCGTTGCGCCCGTTGCACCGGCCGTGCCCGGCGTGCCGGTCGCACCAGTGGCACCTGTTGCGCCCACCGGCCCCGGCACCGTCGAGGGTGCGCCGGTGGCGCCGGTTGCTCCCGTCGGCCCTTCCGGCCCCGGATCGCCTTGCGGCCCCGGCACCGTAGACGGGGCGCCAGTGGCTCCGGTGGCGCCCACCGGGCCGGCCACCGTCGAAGCGGCGCCGGTCGCGCCTGTGGGGCCGGTAGGCCCGGTTGCGCCGGTTGTACCCGCTGGCCCCGGTACAGTCGAAGCGTCGCCCGGTACGCCGGCCGGGCCAGCCGGGCCGGGAACGGTCGAAGCGGGGCCGACCGGGCCGGGGATGCCAGCGGTGCCGATGATGTTGCCGATCAGCGGCGTACCTTCCAGCGCAAAGGAAATGTTGAGGATCGGCGCACCCTTGTCGGCACCGGCACGCGACGCGAAGACCAAATTGAAATCGGCAGTGGCGGCTTCCGACGCCATGCTGTTCCACTCAAGCCATTTCTTGCGCGCGAGCAACGCGATCAAGTAGGCGTCGAGCACGAACGTATCGCCGTTCTTGTTGACGGTGTTCTTGCGCAGCGTCGGATCGAGTTCGTCGATGATCTGCGCTTTGCTGATGTAGTAGAAGCTGAACGGCTGCGC